AACTGATGTCATGGGGTGATGAGCGCCAAGAAAATATCTTGCGTGCCGCACATTTGGCCCAAGTTTCCCGTGTGGAAGCTGTTATGGGTACAATGGAATATTATGCTATTCGTGCGGTATCCGTCATGGCTGAACTATTGGATTCTGACGACGAGCAGATGCGTTATAGCGCCTCTAAAGTTTTCATTGAGCATATTTTGGGCAAGCCAAAAACTAAAGCTGAGATTTCAACGCAGCGTAAAGACCTTAAACTGTATGTCAATATGAATACCGAAGATGTGTTAAGCGCTTGGGAGGCAGGCCGACCAATTGGGGGGTCATAATCGTGATAAATTCGTTATCACCCTATGAGCCGACCAGTTGGCAGAGGGAAGCATTTGAAAGCACAGACCGCCTACTTCTATTAGAGGGGGCAGGGGGGTCAGGCAAGTCGAGATGTGCTGCTGAAAAATTGCACTTCTACTGCATGAATTACCCGCATTCAACTGCTTTAGCGCTCAGAAAAACACGCGAATCAGTACGCAATTCCGTAGTATCCTTTTTCCAAAACGAAATTTTTGGCAACGACCCACGTATCAACCATAAACCAAGTGACTACCGTTTTGAATATCCGAACGGTAGCGTTATCGTTTATGGTGGTATGAAGGATAAGGAACAGCGCGAAGCGATCAAGTCTATCGGTCAAAAAGGTGGCGTGGATATTGCATGGATGGAAGAAGCCACCAGCTTTGTAAATGAAGATTTGGATGCGCTTGCTGCACGTATGCGCGGTAGGGCAGGCCCATTTCGACAGATTATTTTGACCTGTAATCCAGATGGCCCGTTCCATTGGATTAAGCGGCGCTTGATAGATGGTAGAGAGGCAAGAGTTTTCTCACCAAGACCAGAAGATAATCCCGCCAACCCACCCGATTATATAGACTGGCTGAAAAGCCTTACGGGTATTGCGTATGCGCGTATGTACTTGGGCGAGTGGGTGCAAGCTGATGGCATGGTTTATAGCGCATGGACACAGCGAGATAATGTAGTAGACCCATTCTCAATTCCGGCAAGTTGGGAAAAGTTTATCTCAGTTGACTTTGGTTACAAAGACCCAATGGTTATACAGTTGAACCGGAAACCAAACGACTCTATTTGTATCGTGAAGTTTATCACACGATGCGAACAGTAGAAGAACATTGCGACAATATCAGACCTTTTATTGAGGCTGAAGGCATTGAATACGCAGTCTGCGACCATGACGCTGAAAACAGAGCCGTTCTGGAACGTAAACTTGGGATTAAAACTGTAGCCGCTAAAAAGGCGATTAAACTTGGTATCAATGCCATGCAGAATCGCTTTAAGCCATTGGGTGATAACCGACCCGGTATTGTGGCATTCAGAAATTGCTTGCTCGAAGAAGATATGGATTTACGTAAGAAACATCATCCTCTTGGATTAGAGCAAGAAGTTTATTATTACACTTGGGATGAAGATTATAAGAAGGGTGAAAAGCCAATAGATAAATACAATCACTCAATGGACTGTGCAAGATACGCTGTAATGTACAAAGACAATTTCAACAACGTCACTATTTCAACTGTCTCCAACGTAGCCAAATCACTGATATTAAACAGAGGAAATAAGTTTAGCTTTCAATAGAAGGTGCAACTTGGCTAGACAATTAACGCCAAACGAATTGGCATTATCTATTCGTGCCAAAAATGATGCGTTTGGTAGATTAAGAGTCAGCAGTCCATATCGTCTATTTGATTCTAAATCTATACTGGATAACCAGCCGAATCTTTGGGATGATGTTCAGGTTAGTGGAATCGCCACTAGCACGCATAGTATAAACCGTGCGTCTGTGACACTTGCTGTTACAAATACTTCTGTTGGCAGGCGAGTTAGACAGAGCAAATTCAAAATTCCCTACCAGCCGGGGAAATCACAGCAAATCATGTTAACGGCTATTCCGAAACAGCGTGTTGATGGGGCGATTAAGCGCATAGGTTTTTTTGACGATAACAATGGGCTTTTCTTTCAACAAGATGGGTCTGGAATAAGTATTGTTATTCGTTCAAGCGTTAGTGGAGCGCCAGTTGATACCGTTATTCGCCAAGATAATTGGAATATTGAAAAGCTAAACGGTAGACACTATCAAGATATTATTTTCGATGAGACTAAGGCCAACATTTTTGCCATAGATTTTGAATGGTTAGGTGTTGGAATTGTACGATTCGGAATTGTGATTGATGGTATTCTGCGATATGTCCATGCCGTAAAGAATGCTAACGCTCTCGATTCTGTCTATATGTCAACGCCTAATCTGCCAGTTCGGTACGAACTTATTTCAACTAGTCCGGTGAATGCCAGCTTGGAATGTATTTGTGCGGTTGTAAACTCTGAGGGCGGAAATGAAATTGCTGGATGGCCCTATGTGGCTGATAGGGGCGCAAGCGGATTTGCAACACTCAATGATGCAGCCATTTATCCGATACTATCCATTCGATTAAAGGCGGCGCGTCAGTCTGCAAGAATCTTGCTTGAGAATGTCAGCTTGCTTTGTGATACAAACGCTGCTTTTTATTGGGGATTGTTTTTAAATCCAACCGTTGTTGGAACGGCATTAACATTTTCGGATGTGAATCCAAGAAGTTCTGTAGAAGCCGCTGTTGGTACGACAAACGCAACAACTATCACGGTTGGGGCTAATACAGTGAAACTCTTAGGTGGATACGATAACGCAAATCTAAACACGCCTGCAACAGCACTTATTCGCCAGATTGATTTTATATTAGGGAGTACCTACGCAGGAGTTTCCGATATTCTGTGTTTAGGTGTTATAAGACTTTCTACCCAAGCCGAAACATTCTATGGTGCGATTAATTATCGTGAGATTATCTAGTTGGTGAATTATGTCAAAAACAATTACTCTCAAATCAAATCCAATCGTCAGCACATTAGCGTATGCTGCCAATGAATGCGTTGGTGGATTAATTGAAGTTGAAGGCGCAAACCGTTTACATCGTTCAGCCTTTCTTTTTAATCTGAGACTCCTATCCAGAATTAATGTGCAAGCTGAATTCGCGGTTCATTTGTTTGAGTCAAGACCCACTGGCACGTTCACCGACCAATCCGCAATGGTTCTAGCGGATTTTGATTATGGTATTTTGATTGATAGAATTCCAATCGTAGCTGCTGATTATGTGCTGGTTACTGGAAATGGCTATATTGCTAGGCCAACCATTCAAGACCCCATTAATCTAAATCTTGAAAGCACTAGCTTGTGGGTTGCGTTAAAGTGCATTGGTACACCAACATTTTCTAGTGCATCAGCGTTAACGCTAAGATTTGGTATTGAAATAGACTGATGAATAAGAAAAAGCGCCTGCTTTTGCTGCATGATAACCAGCAAGATTTGTATTTAAAGAAGATACTTTCTCCTGATTCATCGTTTGATTACGTGCCTTTCGATATTTTTCGCCACACCATCACGGGTGCAATTTCAATTGATGCGAGTTTCAGCTTGCGAACTTACGCTAACGTAACAGTCGCAAAAACCTACTACCTAAACACCGTGTCTGGCAATGATGGCAATGCAGGCACTTCTCCTGCCGCGCCGAAACAAACATGGAACGCCATTATAGGCACGGGTGACTATGACCGCATTATCATTCAGGATGGCTCGTATCTCATTCGTTCCGAATCAAGCCTTGCGCCTACCAGAAGCCTAGAAATCATTGGTGAAGGCAGCGTTTATTTCACCAGCAGTCGTGCCAATAATCTTGGCGCGTGGTCGCTTACGCCAGCCCAAACATTCACCTTTCAGTCAACGGTTGCGGGTGGGGAGTTCATCGCTCGTGTGTTCGATGAGGGGACTTTGGATGCACAAGGTAATCCAACGCCATACGTATCCCGATCAAGCATTGCAGAGGTCGAAGCCTTAGCGGGTTCGTATTGGTGGTCAGGGGGCGTGTTGTATGTACATGCACTGGATGGCCTAACGCCACAGGGCCAAACAAACCTCAGATACTATGATTCGAGCGCAATCTACTGGCCTCGTGATAGTCTCACGTTCTACTTTGAAAACATCAATTTTCGCGGGGGCGTCTCGTTTCGCAATGCAACAGCGACGGGGAATACACACGTATTCCTCAATAACTGCACGGGCTATTCATTGGGAATCGCAGGTGTAGCAGAATTTATTATACAAAATAGCAGTTTCTTCACGTCGTCAGGCGATGGCGCAAACTATGATGTATTGAATACTGTTATCACTCGCGCTATCGAAATAGACTGCGAATTTTTCGATAGTGGCGCGGCAGGCAACGATCAAGCCAGCACCAGCCATAATGGTTGTGTGATCGCGCGTATCAATGGCCTGTATCACCATGTAACAGGGCAACTCGCAGCCGAGGCAGGAGCGGCTACTCGAACATGGATGCTAGGCAGCGAGTTATACAACTCATCTATCTCAAATGTGGGCTATTACACTGAAGGCATCGCATGGTTAGATTCGTGCAATATCCATAATGTCACCACAGCACTACAAATCGCTGTGGGCGCGACCATAAACAAGCACAATCTGACTAGCAATGGCGTGTGGATCAACAATGGAACGTTGAACGATTACTAATGATTACACTCGAAATTATCACTCTCATTGTTTGCGGGGTCATCATTCGTTTGATGGTGCGAATCATCGCGGCCAATGATGGCATCACAGAATAAAGGTTCTCGCAAATTATCAAATTATCATCTTCCTAGTTTTCCAAAACGTTTTGAATTTTCTTTAGGAGATTAAAATGGGACGCCAAGTTCTAAAAACTGTCAATCCCGTAGCTTCGCTAGTTGCTTATGCCGCTGGCGACAACTTGGGTGGTATTTTACAAATTCCCGGTGCGGTTGGTCGTAACCGCTATGGTCGCGTTAAAACTATTCAGGTCAAAGACCGTGATAGCGTTGATGCGAATCTGATTATCATGTTGTTTAGCGCTTTGCCTAGCGGTGGTACGTATACCGATAATGCTGCTTTGGCATTGGGCGCTGCCGATGATGAAAACTGTCTAGCGGTGCTAGATGTGCCAACTGCAAACTACGTTGTAGGTGTTGGTAACTTTGATATTGCCAAGATTTCACCCGATCACCCGATTTACTGTCCTTCTTCGGGAAGTCTATGGATGCTTATCAAAACAGTCGCTACGCCGACCTATACCAGCACTACGGCTCTAAGCGTCATTCTGGATATTGAGCAAAACGGCTAATTACGATGACTATCACCGAAATCTCTAGCAAAATCCCGTTTAACAATGCAGACGGGAAGCGGTTTGAAGAAATAGGTTCAGGTTCTTTTAACATCCTGAATTATATGGTTCGGACGAGTGAGGAATTACCTACTTACTGGTCGCCTGCTAGAGATAGAGCCTTGCGTAATTTTGTCATTAAAAGCCCTCACCTTTCGGGGGCTTTTTACAACATGATTGCTAAGATGACTGCCATTCCATTTAGAATTGTGCCACGCGACCCATCGGTTAAGGCGCATATGCGTTTGGCAGAACAATACGAACGCGCTTTACGCGAAAACAGTGGTATTAAGCTAGGGTGGAATGACCAATACGAACGGTTTATCTCAGACCATTTAAACACCGATAATGGTTCTTTCTTTCACATTATCGGAGATGGCAGATTAGATGAGCCGCTAATTGGAATGCCATTAGGCGTGATTCATCTTGATTCTGTGAATTGTTCCAGAACGTCAAGCTATGAATTTCCAGTAGTCTATCATGACCCCGTAACTGGAAAGCGCTATAAACTGCATACTACCCGCGTGATGTATAAAGCACAAATGCCAAGCCCGATTTATCGGATGTACGGCGTCGGTCTATGTGCTGCGAGTCGGTGTTTTGTATACGCTAAATCGTTGCTTGATGTAGAGAATTATAAAGCTGAAAAGATGGGGTCAAGACCTGCTAGAAAGATGCTAGTTGGGTCAAAGATAAGCAGCGAACAAATTGCCGAAGCGTTTGCAATGGCTGAATTAGAAATGGATAATGCCGGATTAAAGCATTATTCAAAGATTGTAGCTATCGGTAACGCGAATGACGATGTAGATGTGAAGCCCGTTGATTTAACAAGTGCGCCGGAAGGGTTCACCGAAGAAGAATCAACACAGCTAGGCATGTATCTTATCGCTATGGCATTAGGTATTGATGCACGCGAATTATGGCCTGCTACCGCCAGCGGTGCGACTAAGGCCGACGCGCTTCTATCGCACATGAAATCACGCGGTAAAGGGCCGGGACAAATCATTCGCGTGGTCGAAGATATGTTTGAACAAAAGTATCTTCCAAGCGTGTTAAGATTCGAGTTCGACTATCAAGACGACGAACAAGACAAACTCAAAGCTGATATTCAGGAACAGCTATCACTTTCGAGACAAAAGAATCTCAAGAGTGGTGTTACCAATAATCGCATTGAACGTCAAATGATGGTTAAGAATAATGTTCTGACTCTGGAACAAT